CAATTAGCTGAAAAATATGATTTACCAACTGAACCTAAACCAGTTCAAATAGGTGTTAGATTTGAAGCACCACAAAAACACTTTCAAAAATTAATTGATGTTTCTTACGATTTCAAATTATATAGAAAATATGAAGATAAAGGAGTATCACTAAGATCATTTTGTACAAATAATAATGCTGCTTATGTTGCTGTAGAAGAAACATATGGTGATCACAGTTACAATGGCCACGCTAAAAAAGATGAATCATTTAGAAATGATATGACTAACTTTGGTATTCTAATGGAAGTTAGAGGTATAGATAAACCATTTGATTGGTCTAGAGAAGTAGTAAATAAACTACAGAAAAATGGTACTGGTTTATATTACAGCCCAACTAGAGAACCATCTACAACATCTGAAGGTGTAGATGTATCAGCAGTTAAAGTAGATACACTGCATGAAATATCTAAAGCAATGCAACCCTATTTTGGTTATGTTTATGATTTTATTGATGATATGAAAAAAGTATTCCCAACACTTAAGGATGATTGGGGCATTTATGTTCCTGAAGTAAAATATCTTTCACCTGAACCCTTAGTTAATTATGATGATTTATCTTTAACTAAATTCCCAAATGTTCACTTTGTAGGTGATGCTTTAAGTGCTAGAGGTATTACAGTATCAGGTTCTCAAGGTACACTTGTTGCCGAGAAAATTTTGGAAAAACTAAAATAATTTCGTATATTTACGTAAATAAAATTAAAAACATGGCAGAAATAAAACCAAACCCGTTTCCTAAATCAAGAAAACTATCAAAAGCAGATGGTACAATAGCATATACCTGGGATGGTAAATTGCATAATTGGGATGGACCTGCATTAATACCTGAAGGAAACAAGCGTCAAGCTGAATATTACCTATATGGTATTTTACAAAGTAAAGAAGAATGGAGTGAAGCTAGGAGACAAAGAGAAGGTGTCCCATTTTATAAAAACCAATCCATGAAATCTAAACTATCAGATTATAGAAATTAAATGAAAAGAAAAGCAGTTATAGTAAGCGGTTATTTTAACCCTGTACATAAGGGACATTTGGAATTGTTTAAAAAGGCAAATGAGATAGGAGATTTTCTTATTGTATTAGTTAATTCCGACCACCAAAGAAAATTAAAAGGTTCTAAAGAATTTCAAGATGAAAGTGAACGCTTACAAATAATTCAATCTCTTAAATCTGTGGGGTATGCTTGTATTTCAGTTGATAAAGATAAAACACAAATCGAATCATTAAAAATGATACATCGTAAATTTGGAGATGTATTTGATTTAACCTTTGCAAATGGTGGGGATCAAACAAATGAAACTATACCAGAAAGCTTGATTTGTAATGAATTAGGTATTACATTGGTAGATGGATTAGGAGGTAAAATTCAAAGTAGTAGTTGGTTATTAAAAAAATAATATGAAAATAGGTTTATGTGGTACAATGAGTGTAGGTAAAACTACATTAGTTAATGCCTTAAAAGAATTAGATCAATTTAAAAACTATAATTTTGCTACTGAACGTAGTAAATATTTAAGTGATCTGGGCATTCCATTAAATACAGACTCAACGTTAAAAGGTCAAACTGTATTTTTAGCAGAACGTTGTGCTGAACTAATGCATAAAGATATCATCACAGATAGAACTATTATTGATGTTATGGCGTTCACTATGAATGCTAAATCTATTGATTATAAAGATAAAGAAGCATTTGAACAATATGCTATTGAGTTTTTAAGAGAATATGATTATGTATTTTATATTTCTCCTGAAGGTATTCCTATTGAAGATAATGGTGTTCGTGAAACAGATGAATATTATAGGGATGTAATTGATTTTAGTATTACTACACTTATTAAAAGATATAGCCATAGAATGGATAATATTGAAGTAATTAAGGGTACTACAGGAGAACGTATAGAACAAATATTAAAGTTTGTAGGTCTTTAACATATTTATAATAAAATCTATAATAAAATGAAAAAATCTGCCTTAACCGCATTTATTAAAGAAGAAATCTTAGGTACTTTAAATGAAAGTCCCTCAACTGAAGAAATAAGAATGGCTAAACAAGCTATAGCTAGATTTATGAAATACAGAAATGTAGGACAAGATGAAGCTATCCGTGATTTAGAAAATGCTCTAGATGCTTTAAAACAACTAGAAGAAGCTAGTGATGAAGAAATCCAAAACCAAAAGGAGTTCAATGATGAACTAGAAAAAACAAATGCTCTAATGTCTAAAATGGCAATGGAAGAGGAAGAGGATGCACCTGCAGGTGATACTGAAGTAGAAAAAAAAGTTTCTAAACAAGATAAAATTATTAAAGATTTTCAACGTATTGAAAAACAGATGAAAACACATCTTGAACTTTTCAAAACATCTGAATCCCCTGAAAATAAGGAAACAGCTAAAAACATGCTTAAAAAATTAACCCCTGAATACCAAGCGGCTAAAAAGGCATATGATGAAGTAAGAAATGTCAAAGTCTAATTTATTTAATGTTATATTAGTAATAATAGTTCTAGCTCTATTATATTTTACATTCTTTACAAAGGATGAAGATTATGTTACTGGGTATAATGCACAAATCGAAGCGCTAGAAGCAAAAGTAGATTCATTACATACTAAAAATGATTTACTTGAAGACCAAGCTGATTCATTAGAATCCCAACTAGAAAAATCAGATAAAAAAATTAAACAATTAAACTCTAGAATATATGTTATTAAAAAGAATACTCAAAAGCAATTGGATGCTGTTGATAACTTTGGTGATGATGAGTTGGAACAGTTTTTCGCAAGTAGATACCAGCAATCAGATTCAATTAACTAAACCTATTGCTAAATTAGTTATTAAAGATTTAATTCAATTTGATGGTTTGTCTGAAGAAGTTCAAACTATGCAAATTATACTTACTGAAACTAATAATAAATTAAATTCTCAAGGTGAATTAGTTTCAAATTTAAAAACACAAGTACTTAATTATGAAAGTATACTTGGTACTAAAAATGAACAATTTGAGGCCCAACAAGAATTAACAAAAAGGTTACAACAAGACTTAAAAAAGCAAAAACTTAAAACAAAGCTTATGGGTGGAGCTGGGTTACTTTTAGCAGTTGGAGCCGCTGTAGTAATAAACTAAATGTCTGATTTAAAAAAAGTAATACGACAAGAATACCTAAGGTGTGCTAAAGATCCTGTACACTTTATGCGTAAATACTGTTATATACAACACCCCCAAAGAGGTCGTATACAATTTAATTTATACCCATTCCAAGAGAAAGTATTAACGTTAATGAGAGATAATCCTTATTCGATTATCTTAAAGTCTAGACAGTTAGGTATATCTACTTTATCAGCTGGTTATTCATTATGGTTAATGACTTTTCATAAAGATAAAAATATACTCTGTATCGCTACAAAGCAGGAAACTGCTAAAAATATGGTTACAAAGGTAAAATTCATGTATGAAAATTTACCTTCATGGCTTAAAATAGATGCAGACGAAAATAACAAACTTAATCTACGTTTAAAAAACGGATCCCAAATTAAAGCCACTTCAGCAAGTTCAGATGCAGGTAGATCCGAAGCAGTATCTTTGCTATTAATTGATGAGGCAGCATTCATTGACAACATTGGTGAAATATGGGCTTCAGCACAACAAACATTAGCAACTGGAGGTGGGTGTATAGCATTAAGTACCCCTTATGGTACTGGTAATTGGTTTCACCAAACATGGGTAAGAGCAGAAAATAATGAAAATGATTTTTTGCCTATTAGATTACCTTGGTCTGTCCATCCAGAACGAGACCAAACATGGAGAGATAAACAAAATGAATTACTGGGTGATCCTAGAATGGCAGCCCAGGAATGTGATTGTGATTTTAGTACTTCAGGTGATATTGTATTCTATCCTGAATATATAGAATATTACGAAAAAACATTTGCTAAAGACCCATTAGAAAGACGAGGAGCAGATAAAAATTTATGGGTATGGGAATCACCTGACTACTCAAGAGATTATATGGTAGTAGCTGATGTTGCTAGGGGGGATGGAAAAGATTATTCTGCACTTCATGTAATTGATATTGAAAATAATACTCAAGTAGCTGAATATAAGGGACAAATTGGTACAAAAGAATTTGGACATTTATTAGTAGGAATTGCCACTGAATATAATGAAGCAATGTTAATAATTGAAAATGCTAATATTGGATGGGCAACAATCCAGGTAGCAATAGATAGAGCATATCCTAATTTATACTACTCCCAAAAATCAGAAGCTAATGCTGAATCCTATTTTGACAAATACCAAGACCATTCTAAAATGGTAGCTGGTTTTACAATGTCATCTAGAACTAGACCTATGGTAATAGGTAAATTTCAAGAATATATAGGTGATAAAGGGACCACAATACAATCAAAACGATTGATTGAAGAAATGAAAACATTTATTTGGCGCAATGGGAGAGCAGAAGCCCAAACAGGATATAACGATGACTTGGTAATGTCTTTTGGGATAGCCATGTATATTCGAGATACAGCTTTGAAATACAGACAAAGGGGTATAGATTTAACGAAACAAACATTAAGTAATATGACAGTTAATAAAACAGCATATTCGGGGGCCTATTTTTCTCGAGGAGCTGATAATCCTTACCATGTAGACACAACTCACGGTAAAGAAGATATTAGCTGGTTAATAAAATAATATTTATAATAATAATTATATACAATGGCTGATAAAGGCATATTTTCAAGATTACAAAGACTATTTTCTACTG